AATAAATTATTATCAATTAGTTGTGTAGCTAAATCCGTCTTTTCTTTAAGTAAAGCTATTCTTTCCTGATCATATATAATAGATGGATTAGTTAGTGACAATTCAAAATTAGCTAATTGTTCACCTGTATAACCCTGTGAATATAAATGGACCATGGCAATTTTATACAACTCGGATGTTATAATTCTTTGTATACGCTCAATAGTCCTAGCAAATCTAATATCCTGAGCAGCTAAAGTAGCTTTACCTTCTAGATTTTCATCATAACCCATAAAGGCTTTAGGAACTTTAAGGGCAGCAAATAATTTATCTCTTAAATATACTACGTCTGTAATACCATCATATTGCAATCCAGGGGTAGTTTCTATTTTTGTAGCTGAGTCATTTCCTCTTACTGGAATGTAAAAATCTTCCAAAGAATTTTGTAAATTATATTTTAGGTTATAATCACCAGTTTGAGGATCCACATATGGAGTTCTTTTTAATTTAGAAATGGTTTTCTCCATAAACGCCTCAATTTCATTTGGAGGAATAGAACCTATATTTAAGTAAAATATGCGTTTTTCGGGAGCTCTTACTATTCTATGGATTAGCATAGCATCCTCCATTAAGGTATACTGTTTAAATAATTTTCTAGCGGGTTCTATATAGCTCCTTCCATATGGAAGAAAATTAACATCAGTAAGTAACCTAAAATGTGCTACTTCATAATTATCAAAGAAAATAGCTCTAGCGTCCTTAGTCTGATTAGGAACAGTAGTGTAACCATACGAATCAGATACAATACCATCTGGATCAAACTTAAACATTACTTTAGCAGGATTATCCGGATCCGAATATTCTATTCTCTCAATATTAAATGCTGAATAGGGAATAACGTTATAGACGCCAAAATTTTCTGCTATTTCCAACTTTAAGAAAAAATCTCCATATTTACACATATTTCTAATCCAGGGCCATAAGTTGAATTCTATGTTAACCACATCATAAAAAAGATTATAAAGTATTTTTTGAATATTTTCATCAGGTGATTTAATTTGTAGTACTTCACCCATATCATTCTTTAATGTGCTTTCATCAGATATAATATCTAGTGCTGAAGCTACAATAGCATCAGTATCCATAGCATCATATTCGGCATAAAGAGCAGGTCTTAAGGTTCTATAATTGTATGATACTTGTTGTCCATATAAAGAGGATACACTATTAGTATAAATTCTGTTAAATCTATCTATGAGTGAGTTAGTTTCTATATTACCAGACACTTGTATATGTCTAGTATCTATAGTTTTTAATTGGTTATTTCCCGTATTTCTGATAACTACATCAGTTGAAAATAATCTTTGTAGTCTACTAAATAATCCTTTATCAGCCATAATTACATTTTATAAAAGCCAAGTTATATTTTCATTTTTCCCATCTATTTCCATAGTATATGGGTTTTTAGTTTTACTGCTTACTACACCTGGGGTATAATAATCATTTTTTCTAACACTACCTAGAGCGGCCTTAGCCCTATCTAATGATTCTTGTTGAAATTTAAGTGAAGTATCCCTTAGAAACATAGCTATCCCAAAGGCC